AAGCTGATAATGAAGATGACATGGATATCGAAATGGATCTCGACTCAGAAGAAGAGGGACCTATCGATTTGACAGGAGCATCTGATGAAGAAATTCTCAAAATTTTCAAAGCTATGGGCGAAGAAGATGGAATCATCGTAAAAAAAGATGGAGAAGATATCCATATTATGGATAACAATCAAGATGCAGAATACCTTGTTAAATTAGGTGAATCTGAAGATGAATTCGAAGGTAATATGGACGAACAGTCAATGGATCCAAATATGGATGTAGAAATGGCTGAAATGGACGAAGACCTTGGGGATTCAATGGAAGATGAAGTTACAACTTCTGATGTAGACGTAGACATGATCGTTGATAAACTTTTTGACGGAGATAATCACCTTGAAGAAGATGAGGATGACGAAGAAGAGGAAGTTGATGAAATTGTTTATGAGATAGAGATGAGTGAAGACGAGGATGAAGACGATGACGATGATAATGATGATGAAATCGAAGAGATGGATGAGTCAATGCACGACATCGATGAAGACTCGGACGAACCAATGGACGAATCTTACGATCACGAAAAGGTCGGAGTAAAAGAGGCTAAAATGACCGTTAAACCTAAAGGTGTCGGTATAGGTAAACCTGATTTCAAATACGATGGAGAGACTGAATACAAGTCACCAAAGAAAATGAAACAAGGAACCAAAGGCGTTGGTATGGGTAAAGCTAAATTCGAATACAAAGAAGGTGAAAACACCGACGGAAAAATGAAAGCTGTAAAAGGTAAGAAAAAAGTTGAAGCTAAGGAAGCGGCTCACACTTACGGATTCGGTTCAAAAGACGGATCGAGAGGTTTGAGAAAGGGAATTACTAACAACAGAAATCTTACATTCGAAGCTTTGGAGAACGAAGTTAAAATGTTGAGAGAAAAAAATGAAGAATACAGAAAAGCTCTTAACATCTTCAGATCTAAACTTAACGAAGTTGCAATTTTCAATTCAAACTTAGCGTACGCTACAAGATTATTCACAGAGCACACTACAACTAAAAAAGAGAAAATCAATATTCTTAGAAGATTTGATAGTGTAGAATCATTGAAAGAATCTAAAAACCTATACAAAACTCTAAAAGATGAGTTGGCTCAATCTGAAAACGCACCAACAAAATCTATCAACGAATCAGTTGGTAAGATTGAAAAGGTTGTGTCTACAGGTTCATCAACTAATCTAATAGAAACTAAAACTTATGAAGCTCCGCAATTCTTAAGAATTAAAGACTTGATGAGTAAAATAGGATAAATAAAAAATAAAAATAAAACAAATAAAAATGGGAGCATTATTAGAATCAGGTCTCGTTGGTAACATTGGTCTTAAGCACCTTAAAGTTATCAAGGAAGACACTATCAACAAATGGGACAAATTAGGATTCTTAGAGGGTCTTAAAGGTCACCAAAAGGAAAACATCGCTCAGCTTTTCGAAAACCAAGCATCATATTTGATCAATGAGGCAGCTACAACTGACTCATCAGGTTCTTTCGAAACTGTAGTTTTCCCAATCGTTAGAAGAGTTTTCTCTAAACTTCTTGCTAATGATATTGTTTCTGTACAAGCAATGAACCTACCAATCGGTAAGTTGTTCTACTTTGTACCTCACATTCAGAGATATCAGTCTCCGAATGAATTATTACCACAAGATGGTGGTGATCACTACGCACCTTATGGAGCACCTAACGGACCAGCTTCACAAAATGCGGGGTATAACACAAATGACAAAGATCTTTACGATCTTTTCTATGAGGGTAACGAACCAGATTTGGATCCTCCAGGTCTATTCGATTATTCTAAAGGTACTTTCTCTGCAATGACATATACTGCATCTACAGTTGTATGGGATACAGCAGGTAATGCACTAATCCAATCAGGATACGGTATAGGTACTTACAGAAAAGTAATCATGGGACTTTCTGGTTTCCAAAGTGCAGGTCAGGGTCAATTGATCGGACCAGACGGTAACGAACAAGACACTGAAGCTTTCTTGGCTTCTTTGCAAGTTCTTCCAATCAGTAACGCAACTGCAAACGGATTCTCAGGTGTATCTTCACCTGTATTGTTCAGAGTTGTAACTCAGGTGTATGGTCAAGGTATCGTTCAATACGGTAACAACAATGCATCTACAACATTCCCTACAACAGGTAATGGTGGTTCTTACAACGATATTTGCGACGCAAACGGTGTAATTTATCTTGAGGCTGATCTTCAAGTTCCTTGTGAAGTAACTGCAGACTCACTTGATGGTTATTCTGGATTCACTACAGCAGTGGCTACAGCTTACAACCAAGCATTCAAGTGTAAGTACAGAGTTTACAAGGAAATGGAATTCGAAGACAGATTGGGTGAGGTTTCTTTCGATCTACAGGCTGTAACAGTATCTGTAACTGAAAGAAAACTAAGAGCTCAATGGTCTCCTGAATTGGCTCAAGACGTTGCAGCATTCCATAATATCGATGCTGAAGCTGAATTGACTGCTTTGTTATCAGAGCAAGTTGCAGCTGAAATCGATAGAGAAATTCTAAGAGACCTTAGAAAAGGTGCAGCTTGGAACTTGAGATGGAACTACAACGGATGGAAGCAATTGGGTAACAACGCAGTACCTTATACACAAAAGGACTGGAACCAAACGCTTATCACAGCAATCAACCAAATTTCAGCTCAGATCCACAAATCAACTCTAAGAGGTGGTGCTAACTGGATCGTTGTATCTTCTGAAATCAGTGCAATTTTTGATGACTTGGAGTATTTCCACGTATCAAACGCGGCTCCTGAGCAGGATCAATACAACATGGGTATTGAAAGAGTTGGTACTCTTGCTGGTAGATACCAAGTTTATAGAGATCCTTACTTCCCACCAAACCAAGTGTTGTTGGGTCACAAAGGAACATCTTTACTTGACACAGGTTATATCTACGCACCATATGTACCTTTACAACTTACACCAACAATGTATAACCCATTCAACTTCACACCTATCAAGGGTATCATGACTAGATACGCTAAGAAAATGGTTAACAACCGTTTCTATGGTAGAATCACAGTTGATGGAGTTAGAACATTCGATTTGAGAGAGTTGAGATAATATGGTCTAACCAAAAATATAAAGGGTCCTTCGGGACCCTTTTTTTTTAATTTGATATTTATAATCATGATAAGACAGAAATTTCATATTGATAAGGATGAAACAATGAGAATTCTGAGGATGCATGAAAATGCCACCAAAAATCATTACATCCTATCTGAACAAACGGAAGTTATCACAGGATACGATAAGAGTACAGAACAAAAAAAATTTCCAACACAAAAACTCGGGGATAAATTTGAGTATGGAGTTTATGATTCTCCGGCTGTCAAATCAGAAATCCAAAAATTAAAACCTCAGATTGAGGATTTTATCAAAAAAACCGATGCAAATAAATTCATTGTCAATGTGACCGCTGGCGAATCTAGAGTAACTAACCCCAAAGGATTTGAAACTAAAGGTAGTTTAGCCTTAGAAAGAGCTAAAAGTGTGAAAAGATATTTCGAGGAGATATTTCCTGATTTAATTAAGACCGGAACACTTGTAGTTTCAATACCACCCGACGTAGATCATGTAAAAATTGGTACTACACCTTATGAAAAAGGGGATCAAAATAAACCTGAATTGAAGGCCAAATACAAAGAAGAACAATTTGTTGATTTTGACATCGCAGGTACTGGTTCCAAGACAACCACTGTGACTAAAACGAAGTTCCTTTGTAACACAAAACCATTAGAAAATGCTGGAGGATATCTAATGGCCGACAGTGATTTCACTCAAGTTGTACCTTGGAGATTGAATAGAGGTGAAGGTAACGTTTACATTACGTATGAGACATTCTATATGCCTGACATAATTTATTTCGAGTACAACGGTAAAATCTACGGTGATGCCATTTTCAGAGGCGCTACCACAGATCCATACAGAATATTTTTAGGTACTTCTTTAAGGGCAAAATTCGGAACAGGATCACTTCCTAAACAAATGGGGGATAATAAGGTTACAGGCCTAAATCCTGATGATCCGAGAATTATGAATTCTTTAGACGAAATGAAAAGTTGGGGAATGGCAGAAAGTTTCAATAATACTTTTGGACCAAATTCTTCACTCAGTAACAACCAATATATGGACGGATTTATAAGATTTGATAAAACAGGAAACAAAAGGAGACTGATGGCGGATTTAGGTGAAAATTTCCCATGGGGTATACTTTCTTCTAAAATGGGCAACGCGGTCCATAAAATAGGTCCTATTCAGAAACTTGACGGTGTCGATGAGATCAAAGTTTATAATGTGGCTCCAGTTGGTACTACTAAGTGGAAGATTTACCTTAATTGTGAAACCCCTAAATAACATTGGGAAAAGTTTTTTGATGTCATTTTCAAAAAAATCTACGTATTCTTTTTTTTCGAAATCCCATATTCTTATTTGATTTACTTTTATTGTATCGTTTTCAGTATACCATGATACGAATGTTACATGTTTTCCTACAACTGAATCTACATATTTGATAACGGGAACGTTTTCATTTCTAATTTGTCCTATCAAATTGATTGATAGAATAATATTG